GTGTGATGTATGGTTAATATACTAATAAATATCACTAGAGCAAACCTTTCTGTGTAAGATCCACGATAAACTCGTCGATTCCCTTGTCTAGTTCAGGTACCACAAATTCTGGTCTTAAAATGTATGGGCCGTCTGTGTTGTTTGGTCGGAATCCTTTTATTAATATTTTAGATGCATCGTCAACGTATCTGGTGATAGAGTAGTGGTTGATGTCAAATGGAGCTGGGTTGGTATTTAAGGTTTTGTCAAAATATACTTCAAGTGTAGATCCCGTAACTACATAATCTACCAGGTATACTTGTTCAGGATCATTGTCAAATCTAAATTCATCACCGCGTTGAATACCCCATGGGGTTAATATGTTACTATATTCTGAATTTGGTATACCCTGGAAGTACCATGTGGGGTTGATTAGATTTTGTAGGTAGAGGCTATATAATGGGGAGCCGCCAGATGATAGTTTGATACCATTGCCTGGGAGTATGGTTGATTCCCATATAGATGAGGTAATGGTTTGGATAGGGAGATTTCCTTCATTTGGAGTTTGGGTTACTTGCATTTTATATCCAATACAATACCAATTTGAAGCATATATCCCAAATTCAAATGTACTATCAGCAGATGAATATATATAATATGTTTGACCTATATTATTACTTATATCCTGAGGGGTGAGGGTGTGAGTGAAAGTTAATGTTTTATTTGAGTAACCGGATTGGCCTAGGTTAATACTATTTAATGTGGTTAATAAATTTGGGTTAGTTACAGGGCCAGGTCCTTGTTTTCCAATATATATTTTTAACCATGTGTCTCTGCCTGAGTAATTATTTCCATAGTCACCAAAATATATATAACCTGATATGGTTAATGATACACCATCATCTGCCATTTTTTGGGTAATAGTAAGTTTAGAGAGATTGCTTGACTGTGCTCCACCACTAGTATTGGGAAAGTTATATGCATATGTACTAGGGTTATTAGTCACCCCAGTATTAATATAAAGATATGGAGACACTCCGGAAAAATCAGGTCTTTCCTCTAATCCCGTATAATTACTAATAGGTGATCCTGCTTTATTTTCAAATATCAATGAGCCGGTCCATCTAGCGGGAGCCGAACCTGACTGGTTATGCAATATCGGTTCAACTCTAGTTGCGCCACGAACTATCTCACGATAATTTGTATTGTAATCGGGGCCCTGGAATGTTGAGTAATCGGCTGAATTTTGTGTAGCTAAAAATACACGCTCGCCTGTTTGGAAATTACCTTGATTTAATTGTAGCGAGAATGGGGTAACATTTGGTGTGGATACAGTACCATCCTGGTTAATTAAGTATTTTACAAACGCGGTTGATGTACCTAGTCGCTCAGGTACAGCACTTGTTATTGATTCGCAATATGCAACAGCTGTACGTAAATCATCTGCTGATGGTGTTTTACCGTAAGTACCGGTAGAGCCAGATTCCCATACATTGGTGCGGGTAGAGGTATTTTTCACTCCATCGTATCTCGGTTCACGGTGGCGTCTAGTTGTGTAGTTTGAGTCCGGAATCGGGAATTTAAATGCACTGCCAGAAATGATTAAATCAAAATTGATTGGTGAATTGGATCCTGTTGGGGACATAGTTGAATAGTCAACGTCCATGAATAAAGTACCAACTCGTGTATCTTCAACATTGTTTAACATTGGATCGTGCCCACTGTTTGGGTTGTGTAAACTTTGTGTTGTTGCGATTAAGTGGGTGCCAGGTAATTCACCATTGTAAAATTCGTCCTGTGTTGAATGAGTGCGCGAAACCGAACCAGATAATGTTTGAAATGATTCGCTCCATACCTGCTGCGTATTTTCTACCGTGTTGAATTTTTCAAATGAACCCGCAGTACCACCATTTGTGTTGTATATGAGTCCGTCTTGGTATCCGTTCCACTGTGGGGTGAAAGAAGCAGACATTTCGATGTTGCTGTGCTCGATTTGTGGTTGTGCGTATTTGTTTCGCTCAAGTATGTGTTGTTTAATTACAATTCCAGATGCTAAACTGGTGCGAACCGGAACGAAATCACGGATCATTTTGAATAGCGAATTGTCGAAGAATTTAATTAAACGTATGAAATCAACTAAATTGTAGTTTTTGGTGTATTTCTGGAAGTATGCGTTTCGTAGTGTATCTAAATCTGGGTATGTCTGTTTAGAATTAGATCGCTGTCTAGGGTCACCAATATATTCGCCAATGTTGAATGAGCCTATTTGGGATGCAATATCGTCGTTTATTTCGTTTTGTGGTGAAAATGCCACCTCCAAATAGTTAATGTTTGGTGTGTAGCTAGAGCTAGCGTTGGTTTGCTGCGATAGAACTTTGAATGGCGATAACGTATCACCCGATGGAAGTACGTTGTCTTCCACGCGTATTTTATCCGATATCGCGTTTTTAATACCAACTATAGGTTGGTCAATGTATATATGTTCTACGTTTGGTAGAAAATGTGGTGTTGAATCGAAATAGAAATTACTATGTCCGTTAAATGAGTGAACTATATCCCACGAACCAGTCACTTTTGGGTGAATGGATGATGTACCTAAATATAACTCACCGCCCACAGGTGCTCTAAATGCGAGTACATCTGGTGATGAATTAATTGTATTTCCTTCAATGGAATATGGGTTCATAACGTAGTCTTTGAATACGTTAACGCCTATCACATCGCTGTAGTAGCGTATCTCTTGGTACGAACCTGTGAATGGTGTGAATGAATCCGAAATATTTCCTAACTCATCATATACATTGACATTGTATACTGCTATATCGTATCCCATTGGGTCGCGAACATCAAATGCTGCTGGGAAGTACGATATATTAGTTGATGTCCATCTAGATGGGGTTGTGGTGATTGAACTGGATGCTAAGTGGTTGATGCGGGTTAAGTTATCGCCGCTACCCTCTGGTTGGTCTCCAGCGTATAGTGTGAATGTGTTTTGGTTTCGGGTAATCATTACTGACCACCAGTCACCATTGTATACGGGTAAATACAAGCTAGCGGTAGCTGTGTTTACGTTGGTGTTTGGGTAAAATGTTAAGTGTGCATATTGGTATTGTGGGTCAATGATGGAACCACTATATGAACCACTTGTATATCCGGAGCCAGTATAAATGATAGATAATGCAGATCCGCCATCACCGTACCATAAACTTTGGGATGGTTGTATACCGGTTTCAGGCAAACCATATGTTTTGAATCGGAATATAAGTGTTTCCGGCACATCGTTTGATGAACTCCAAGATGGGTTAAGATCCCATGATGACGATACAAAGTTACTGCCGCTAGTGGAGAATTCGTAGTTGAATTCGTTTTGCCAGTAGTCCCAGTCATTTGAATTCACTTTGTCCTTACCGCCATACTCGTTTATTCTCAATATAGTATCTGGGATGCCATATGAGGTAATCAATGCGCGCAATCCAGGTAAAGTACCTTTTGCTTTAAGTAGATATGGGATGTTGTGGTATAAACGTTTATATAGCGATTTATTCACATCATCCATTGGCATATTGTCGTTGGATGCCGATATGAACATGTCTATGTATTCAAATCCAGATGGTGTAGGTAATGAACCGGTGATGTTTGGGAAGGGGAATACACTGCCTTGTGGGGTCAAACCCAAAAATGCGGAAAACAAATCCTCGTTGCTGTAGTTGTTTTGGTATAATTTAATACCAAAATCGCGTATAGCATCGGCAACTATATCTTTTGACATACCATGTTCTAAACGGTTGTCCGCGTTGTATCGTTGCGTTACTTCGCTGTAGTATATCCAAATATTGTCGTAGTGCTGACCCAGCATGTTTATGAATAATTCATACGGTGCGTTGTTTGGATCCTCGCGTAAATATTCTGGTATAGAGTATATTAAGTTGTTTGGGTTGGTGTTGTCAAATAATGATGCAGTCACTATCATTCCACCATATGATGGGCTATATTCGTTTAAACTACCAATCCATGATTCAACAGCCGGGCTATCGGTTTTGGCTAATTCATATGGTTGGGTAGAATTAGTTTTAGGCCATGCATATGAGCTGGATTCGAAATATAGGAAATAATCGTACCCATCGAAATTGGTAATGATGTTGTTGATTTTTTCATCGTACACCGTTTTGCTGTTGATTGTTTCAGTTGGTGATGATGTAGTATTATCTAATAATGATATGGATGCTGAGTATTGCTCGATCATTACCATCTTGTGGTAGAAATTCTCGAGGCGTGTTTTAGCGGAACTAAAATGGATGAAGTTATTGTAGTCCGTGTAGTCAATGTTTATGTCGATTTCTTTCTCTTCAAGTAAACTATTGATTTGGTAGTACGAACTGGATGATTGGGTTGAAATTAAATCAGCATATGTTAATTCGTTGGTTGAATTATTGATTTGGTCTTTAACGCTGATATTGAAATTCGGTCCTTTGATTGGTGTTGTATCAGTGAATACAATTGGTTCATCCTCGAATTTTACTTGGTAGGTTGCAGGTTCTTCAAATGATGTAACTAACCACAATACAGCATTTAAATCATATTCATCTGGTAGTGGCTCATATAGTTTAACTAGTATGGATGGGTCGGATTCATTAGTAATATCCAGTGCAATATTGTTTGCCAATACCAATTTGTTTTCGCCAAAATTAAGGTAAAAATCAACAAAATATTGGCTGTTTTCACGTTCAGTGATGAATTTATTGGTTTGCTCAATGATGTCTAGTACACCCAATGTGGTACTGTCCAATCGTAACTCAGTTCGGTCAGCAGATATTTCAGCTATGTACAGTTTTTCTAAATCAGAACCAACTTGTTTATTGTAGAAGCTATATTGTGTGATGAATTCACCCTGAGTGAAAGATAGATCGGTTAGGTTTTTTTCAGGGTCGAATGTGATTTGGGATAGTTCGTTTGATAATGACGATTGCCCATCATTCAATACTGAATAATTTTTGAAATTGTATTCGGAATGGAGTAAATTTAAGTTATTGTCGTATACGAAAAATTCAATGGTGCTATTTTCTACTAACGTGGTGTTGGTTTCAAATGATGGTATTAAATTGGTATCTTGTATTTCGTATGAAGGTAAATCTATTCCAATTGGTTCAGATAATTGTGTAATTTCAACAGCCATTTATAATTTGGTTTGTGTTTGTAACTCTATTACTTGTTTTTGGGATTCAAGTAAATCCATTCGTAATTGCGCAATTTCAGCCTGCAATGCAGTGATTTCTTCTAAATTGGGTTGATAGTTGATATATTCACTACTTTTAGTAACTAGATATTCGTGTGAATTTGCTCCAGTTTCAGGTATGTCGTAAAATAATTCATTGTACATTTCAAAAAATGCTTCAACAGTAGGTCGATCTTCAAGTTGTTGCTGTATAGTTTGTACACCAAGTTGTTTAAATGATGTGTCTATTACTTTAGTATAGTATCCTTTATTGTATACCTGTTTGGCAAACTTTACATTCTCGCTCATTCGTTAATAACTTTAAAATAGTAATTATCGTCAAATATAATCGTGGAACCGTTTATTTCAGTTTTAATTACTATTGCATAGTAACGCTCAGGCTCTAAACCATTCATATACACAGTGAAATAATTTCCTCTACTGTCTGCACTGATTTGCGTATAGTCAGTGCTAAAGTTACAAACGTATTCGTTGGTATCCAAGTCTTTTATAGCGAAATATGAAGAAGTAGGTAAATAGTTAATACCGGTAAATAAAGAACTGGTCTGGAATGTACGAGTTGGGTATAACTGGCTTACGTTGAGGTAAAATCTGTTGATGCTTTCCGGTTTGAATGTGTTTGGATTTTCAGCAAGGGATATTTTAATGTCTTTAGTGGCAACTATACTGGATGATGCAGAGCCAGTTAGTATGGTTGTGTAGTCTCTCCACTGAAATTCAAGGTGTGGTGGGTATATAGTGTTTGTGTCTACACTGTAGTATTTGAGTTCGGGTCGAACGTTTTGGTTGGGCTCGAATTCAAATGAACTAGACAATTTGGTTATGAAACCATAATTAGGTATTGCTTCATAATACCATGCGTCAATAATTGGGGTTACATTGGCTTCAATGTCTTTTAGATCGGCTGGTTTGAATATGTACTGTGATGGTGAATTAAGTTGATCAACAGATACATATGTTGGTAATACATAATTGTATAAAACATATATGCTACCCGATTCATCGTATATCCAGTTACCTCCGCCCTGTACCACGGATGCTGAGTCGTATGAACTAGTGAATGTGAATCCGTTTATACTACCTGATTCAGCCCATGTGCCAGTTCCGGCATATGTTGGTGTACTCCAACAAGCACCATTTTCAGTTGATGGTGAATCTAAATGTTGTCCAGTACCCGCTACCCATGATTGAGCTACAGGTAAAATTTCAATTGGTGTATTTTGGGTGATACCTTGAGCGGTTGCAATAAAATTTCGTAACGAAACGCTATATTGTGCCCCTTTTATGGTGTTGTCAATTATATCCTTTATTTCATCGGTATCGTATAGCGATAAATAACGTGCTATTTGTGGTTTACCAGATGGGTCTAGTTTATTGAATATTTCACATATAGCATCCATTCCCGAATTTTCGTCAGGGTAGTATGAATATAAAGTGGTATCTTGTAGGGGGAATAGTTTATATATCGCCATTTAATATATTTTATTATAAATATGGCGATATATAACTTTACTATAGGGGAACTATACGACCTTTAATATCAGTGTCTGGGTATCTGAGTTCAAATATGCTTGGGTCGAGCGATGGGTATATGACTTGGTTTTGGGTTGCGCCCTCTATATCATATGCATATCTCGAATACCCGGATGATGTGCCCGCTTTGTTTTCGATTTTGATGGATTTAACGGTTTGTACACCTTTTACTTTGTCTAAAAGTATATACAAATCGCGTATCATTATTGGTTGATTGATTTGCCAACGATCCAGGTTAAAATAATTTCGTATTTCGTTTATACAACCCAACAATACTTCATTGTTGTTGCTATTTGGTGTAGTAATTAATTCGAAATTAACGCCAATATTGATGATATGAGCGTCACGTATTTCAATATTGTCGCCAATCATTCTATATTGTGATAGATATGTGCGTAAATTTTCTTTTAATGTTTCAGATGCGTAGTCAAGTTGACCATTTGAATTTTGAGACAATATATGCATGTTCAATGTTTCAATGGTGGATACTTGATTGTCTGTTAATTTAGGTTGTTCAATGAATACTTTACTAACTGCACCGTAATCTGATGGCATACTAAGTGCGCGAATCAGGTAATCATCTGCGGTTACTGAGCGGTTCTGTGACGCAATCAACATCAGCGTGTTCTGACGGATTTCCTCCGTTGTATCGCCGCCTTTTCCTCCACTAGCAGCCAATGGATTATTTGATGCCAATGATGCGAATATGTAATTTGATGTGGTTGGGTCTAAATTGGTTTGGTTAAATTTAGTATTGGTTGTGGAAATTGACGTTAATGTATTTGCAGGCATGTTTGATGATACACCACCACCAACTAAATAGCGAACCGTCAATACTGTATTTGATGGGGATATACCATAAGTTCCAGTGTATAGGAAATTGGTTGGTGAATATGCCGCTGTTAATTTGTCTTGTTTGAATGGCAATCCCAGCCCCACATTGTTTGGGTTTGGAATAACTTCCTCGTCTATATTGTTAGGCGCACCTGCACCAAATTGAAGTTGAAGTGTTGTTTGGGATGTGAATCGAGTTGCAAATCTACGTTGTACTTTTTTAAGACGCAATAAATACGGTACATCTTTGCCACTGTTTGGATCATTGATGTTTGTATTTTTAATTGAATCCATGACCATTTCTTGTCCCAAATGGTCTACCTCGTACCATATGTTTCCATCCGAATCTACCACATCCAATATTTTAATGATACTACTATCATTGATATTCACGGTAGCAAATTGTTGTGGGTCGCTGAAGGAGAATGTGGTTGATTTGATTGCAGCTGACATGGCTTTGCGTGACTTTTTCAATAAGTAATATTGTGGTACACCACCTGCTATTTGGTATATGGATACTTCGGTTGGGTCTTGCGAGCTGGATGTAGCGAAATCAACTTTGTCTTGGATTAAAAATGACAATCCATTTGCCGATATTGTTGTGTTTTCACCTACTGTCAGTGCATATGAGTAGTCAGGTGCTACATTCCCACCACCTGTAGAGATAGCTGGGAGTTGTTGGTAGATATCAATTGTGGTTTGTGCTGCTGATGTTGTTTTAGGGCGGTATCCAAACATATATGACAATTCATATAAGTTGTTGGTTTGTTGTGCGTATTGAATGAAGTTTTCTTGGATTTGGTTGTCCAGGTAAAAACTCAATACATCACCAACATATGCTGATTGTTCCATAACCATCATTCCAGGTGAGGTAGGGCTGAAGTCAGTGTATGTGTTTGGAAAGTATGTTTTAGTGTATTCTATTAACCGTTGTCTAAAACTGGAGAAATCGCGGTTTAAATATTTGATATCTTGACTCATTGTTTTTAATTGTTAACTGTAGCGGTTAATGTTTCTCGGTCGTTGGTGTTTGCTATGGAAAATTCCAAAGTTAAGGTAACGCTGCTCAAATCTGAATTACCGGTTAGGGTTATATTTTCAACTACTACTGTAGGGAACATAGTGGCTATTTCATCGGATAAACGTTCTTTAAGTAAATCCAAATTGTTTGAATTGATTTGTTCAAATATAAATGATCGGAACCCAAAACCAAATGAAGGGAAATATCTTCTTTCCCCAGGGTTGGTTAATAACCAATTGAGTAAATTATATTTTACTGACTGTTTATATGTGTAATTTGAACTAAATACAGCCTCATTATTGAATGGTAGATTGATACCATTACCAACATCAGGTGTAAAATTACTAGGATATATTTGGGTAAAACCGTATGGCATTTTCTATTTGTTGAGTAAATTCATGATTTGATCCATACCTAATTCACCAGTGCCTAAGTTACCGTTAACTGGGTCGCCAACAGTTGATGGGGAAAATCTATGTACATCTCCGCTAGTGAAGTTCATTGCTGTTTCACCTAGTATTTCATCGTATCGTCTTTTAACGTCAAATGTTGGTTGGGTGAAATTTGGTTTATATTCAGGTGATGATGGTTGGGTGTAGTTTTCGCGGATAGTTGTTTTAGGTGCTTTAAGTGCCTCCAACAATATATCTTTCATTTCATCCCGGATTGCATCACGTACCGCTTCTTTGATTAGTTGTTTAAGTTCTGATGTTTTCATATGGTTATAAATATGGGTTTATGTTGCTTTTAAATTGTTTTGTTGTATATAAAATATCAACTCGTCTATCAATATCTGATCTATTGAGCTGAAAGACCACTCTCCTTTCAACATAACTACATTGTTGCGATTTTTAGCCACAGCTCGTCTACGTTTTAGTGGTTTTTCTGTCACTTCTAACTCCACACTGAATGTAAATCCATTTACGGATGGGGGGGTAGGTTGTTCTTGTTGGGCTAATTTGGATGTTTCTGCCAATAATTTACTAAATTGTTCCTGTGTTTGTGGTGTATCAGGTGCGCAATGTTGGATCAGGATGTCTATTAAAGTGAAATATTTTAGTAAAAGACTTAATGATGTATTAATTATTACTACTGTGACTAATGTTCCCGCACTAACGCTGGATAGTTTTCCTATAGTACCCTCCATATTTTTAATGGTTTCCTGGATTTTATTTATGGTGCTTATAGGTATTCCTACACCTCCTATGGCTGTTGGTGCTGGCGTATTTTTGATTAATTTGAGGGTTATATTCATGGTCCCCAATATACCAGTGGTAATACCTAATGATTTGGATGTAGAATCTAGTATTTGAGTGATTTGGGTAAGTTTTGTATATAGTTTATTTTTAGTATTAATTAATTGTTGAGTTGTATCCGATGTGGGACATGATAAATCTTTCACATAAGCCTCAATTTCAGATCTTTGTTGTTGAGCTAGTTCATCTGCTTTTGATATCCCATATTGAGATAACATGTTTAAAGCTATGGGAATTAATATGGTTTTGATTTCACTAGATAGATCTGTTAATTTTTTACGTGTATAGAAGTCACCATCTTTCTTATCTTTTAATAATGCATTTAACTGTTTAGGGTCAAGTTGAGATGCTTTTAGTTTATCTTCGGTGACATCTTTTTTTATAGGAGACATCAATATAGGACCCAAATCCAATTTAGGGGTACCGTCACCTTTATATGGTTTTATATTGAGGGTTGTATAATTTTTAAATGAAATTTTTAATGGATTATCTAATGATGGGATGGGGATCTTGAATTTACCATCAATATCTGATTTGATGGTATTAAATTGAGACCCGTTTATTGATGATATTTTGGCACCTTTGATAGGTTGGTTTATGGATGAATCAATAACTGTACCTTCAACATATATAATGGTTGTTTTTTCGGGTGTTGATAATAAATTTGTTGGATCAATCATATAGTATCGGTTAAATTATTTTAATTTAACATATTTTGATTTAGTTTTAGATAAATTATCAATAACCGTTTGTATTACTGATGATGCATTACTACCTACTATATTACCAGCGGCATCGGGAGTTGGTACCCCACCAGGGAATAATTGAGATGTTTCCATTACATTAGCCATAGATTTTAAAGCAATACACAATTGATTAAGTAACATTATTGTAGTATCACCGAGCAATGCAGATTCGGTTGCTGATTTAGGGTCGGGTCCTATTTTTATATCGTTACTATGCAAATATAGATGATTTAATGATTCTATATTAACACTATCATTAGATGAAATACCTACTGATTTATGTCCACTAATTAATACACTATCTGTTTTAGCATTTAATACAACCCTATCTGCATTTAATATAGCTTGTGGTAATGTAAATGAAGATGGAGTTATTGGTTTGGATATATAAGAACTAAAATTTTCATTTGCTAATGCAAATGGGAATTTCTGTGTGGATGTTAAATATAAAGATGATGGGTCTTTGGATATATTTTCAGATATTGGAGTCCATGGATCACCACCTTGGGGTGTTTGCCCATTTCTAATTATAGTAACTGGATCACCATTGTTGTTCCCAAATCTTAAACTTTGCCCGTAGCGCCCCAGGTATGTTATGTCTCCGGAATTTTGGGTTAATGGGCTAATTACTCGCTCATTGAATGTTTTGGGTTGGGGTTTAGGGATGGTTGATTTAGGTATTCCAATCCCCGCCATCCTATAGTCTTTTACATTGGTGGTTGTTGATATAGGTTCTTCAATAGGGAATGTAATATTGTTATTGACTGATGATATGCCAAATGTAGATATAGGTAAATCATATTGCCAAACAAAACCAGCAGAATTATTTGTTGGGAGTTTATGTAGGGTAACTATTTCATTAATAGTTGGTATATTGAGTACGTGGGATGATTTAGGGGTAGCTATGTATTTTCGCCCTATTGAATTAGCCTGGATTGATTCGACTAATATTGTGCCCAAAAGAGGGTATGGAGTTCCAGTAATCGGGTCTATTATGGGATCGGGGTAGTCGGTGGTGATGGCTTGTTTAACAACAGCGTTAATGATGTCAAAATCAAATTCACCAGATGAAAATGTTTTAGTGCTTACTGATGATCGTATTTGGCTTTTATTTCCGAAATTAGCATACCCACCCATGTTTTAATCTTTGAGTTTAAAATTTTTAACTTCAGCTAATAATTGCGCTTTTTCTTCCTCAGTCATGCCCATATTATCGTCATCAGATTTACTTTGACCTAATGAACGTTGAACTATAGTAGCCATTTTGATTAACTGCTCATCGTTTTTCAGTCCTAGTTCCATATATTCTTTAATTAATGGTACTATGAGAGTGGCGTCTCCAATGTCGCTGATTAATGGTTTTAATTCATTGATTAATGCCGCTATTTGCTGTTCTTTTTTCTTTTGGTTATTGTATATTTCTTGCAGCATATCGGAAAATTTTTTCTTTCCGAATATAACTGTATCTAAATTACTCATGTTATTTTTATTGATAAATATTATATAGTAAATTCTATATAATTATGTTCCAAATAATAAGTGTAATTTTTCTTAAATATATCGTACATTACATTAGCTACTTTGGTAATTCTAGGTGCTTTTATATTAGGTACCATTTCATAAATGTATATATACAGTGCTTTTTTATTGAATACATCGATTAAATCACGTTTCCTAAATAATTCCAGTATCGAATCAGCTATTTTAGCGTCGGTTTCTTTAGGGAATACTTGGTAAATTAACGTGGTCATGTTCTCAATATATTGATCCATGAATATAGATAGCTTATCGTCTACTGGGGTTGAATCTAAGGTATATGCTTGGTTGTGGTCGTTATTTAATTCATCTACAGCAACTTTTTGTACTTTATTTTTGTACATTTTATTGTTATATATGATACACCATCGTTTAACTATAGTACCAAAATAAGAATACGCTTTAGCACCATTAGATGGGTTGAATAAATGTATTTTACTCAATAAGAACGTAATTATTTCATGCTGGAGGTGTTCTAGATTATCTACCTCGGTATGGTAGAATTTGAATGTATGGATTATATTTTGGGTAAGTTTAAAGAATGCATAATGAATTTTACGTTCATATATGACATTTTTTAATTCTGTGGATGATGTATTGTTATATAATACAATAGCGTCCTCTGTTTCTTGGGTGAAATAATTCTTATTTTTGGCTACTTTAGGCATGAGGTATGTTTTATTGTTGCTTTACATTAAATTCATTTAATATTTCTTGAATTTGTTTAATACCATCAAATATAACCCCAGTTTCATCATCGTTAGCGAATGCACCCATTTGATCCAATTCTTGGATTTTTTTGTCAGATACCTCAATTACCCTAGATAATTTATCTAAATAATCGAGATAACTGATTAGTATTGTTTCAGATTTTTCCTGTTTTTTAAATAGGTTATATGTTGTATAACCAAAAATCAACACTAAAGTTGATAATATTATTACTGCTAGTATCATAGGTTGTCTAGTAAATTTTTTAAATTATCACTTTTTATGGAACCCAATGCTTTATTGCGAACCGTGTCTTTTTTGGAATTGGTAGGGTGGAATGTACTGCTTTTTTTAGTTACAGTCACGTTTTTCTTTTCTTTCCCCAATTTAGGTAACCATTCTCTTTCAAATTCAATTCTAGCGGCCATTAAATCGGCTTGATGTACAATGAATGGTAAAGAGGTTCTTGGTTTTTGACCCGGTAAAAATGACATAAGGTATTTTTTGTTACCTTCATCGTATAAACCATCGTGGGTCTGGATGGTGATCATTTCATTAAATGAATATTGAATACCATGGGATTGGAGTAAAAATAATCCTCTGTCAGGTACAGATGCAAACGGTAATGATTCGTTAAACATATAATCTTCACCCAATTTGTCTTTTCTCCATTGATCGGTTTGGGGAATGTATGATTCGTGGGTTTCGTCTCCGATTTTACCCAAATCATGGTTCAATGCAGAAAACACTAATTCCTCAATAGTATATGTAGATGTATCAGCGCCATGTTTTTCCCAGATACCATGCTGATCTAAAGCACATTCAATAACTCGATTAACATGTTCGACATATCCACCAGGGAATGCATTGTGATATTCAACCTTATGTGAAGCAGGCATCATCATTATACGGTCAGCAAACTTTTCATAGAATGCTAATAATTTTTCTTTACGTGGTGATTCGATGTAGGTATCAATATATCCTACCATTTTCTCCCAATTACCCAGTATTTCTTCAGGTGATAAATTCATAACTTTATATTTATATTTATAAATTAATATACGAAACCAAAATTGGTATGTCAAGTATTTTTAATGAAATCCTGGATTTGTTTAAGCAGGGCGCATTTTTCGTATTCTTCAAGAG